GACATATTTGGTATGCCTGTTTTTCATACTCCTTTAAAACCAGTAATGGGGATTGACAAAGAAATGATTACTCAGGGTGCAATTGATTATTGGCAAAACGAAGTAGATTCATTATCTAGTGATCCAGATGCATTGAATGAATTCTACAGACAGTTCCCAAGAACTGAGTCTCACGCATTTAGGGATGAAAGCAAGCAGTCTTTATTTAATCTTACAAAAATATATCAACAAATAGACTACAATGATACTTTAATAATGGGTCAACACATGACTCAGGGTTCATTTTCTTGGCATAATGGAGTGAAAGATACTAGGGTTATTTGGACCCCTGATAAAAGAGGAAGATTTTTTGTAACTTGGTTACCAGAAAACGCATTACAAAATAATGTAATTATTAAAAATGGTAAAAAATATCCAGGCAACGAACACATTGGTTCTTTTGGATGTGATTCATATGATATATCAGGTGTAGTTGTAGGTAAAGGGTCTAACGGTGCTTTGTCAGGTATGACTAAATTTAATATGGATAACGCGCCAAGTAATGAGTTTTTTTTAGAATACATAGCAAGACCTCAAACGGCTGAAATATTTTTTGAAGAAGTATTAATGGCGTGTGTGTTTTTTGGTATGCCTATTTTGTGTGAAAATAATAAACCTCGTTTGTTGTATCATTTTAAAAATAGGGGTTATCGTGGATACAGTATAAATCGTCCAGATAAAACGTTTAATAAATTATCTAAAACAGAAAAAGAATTAGGAGGAATTCCCAATTCAAGTGAGGATGTCAAGCAATCACACGCTTCTGCAATAGAGTCATATATTGAAAAACATGTGGGATTGGATTTAGTTGGTAACTATAGGGATAGTGATGATATGGGAATAATGTATTTTCAAAAGACGTTAGAAGATTGGGCAAAGTTTGATATAAATAATCGAACTAAATTTGATGCTTCTATTAGTTCTGGTTTGGCAATTATGGCTAATCAAAAACACCTGTATACTCCGGCTAAAGAAAAATCGAAAATAAGCATTAACTTTGCTAGATATAATAACACCAACTCAGTTAGTCAATTACTTAAATAAATGAAAGACGTAAAAATACAAGTTAACTCAGCTGCGTTTCCAGACCAGTTTGCTTCCGATTCTGTTAAAGATTCTATGGAGTATGGGTTACAAATTGGACAATCAATACAGTACGAATGGTTTAGGCAAGACAGCGGTTCTTGTAGGTTTTATAATCAAAGAGGTGAATTTAATCGTTTAAGGTTATACGCAAGAGGTGAGCAATCAATTGGTAAATATAAAAATGAATTAGCAATTGACGGAGATTTAAGTCATTTAAATTTAGACTGGACTCCGGTTCCTATTATTCCAAAATTTGTAGACATTGTTGTTAACGGAATGAATGATAGGTTGTTTAAAGTAAAAGCTACTGCTCAGGATGCGCTTTCTGCTGAAAAAAGAAATCAATTTCAAGAAATTATTGAAGGCGATATGATTGCAAAGCCTTTGCTAAAACAAATACAATCAGATTTTGGTGTTGATGTATTTCAATCAGATGAAGCAGAACTTCCTGAAAATGATCAAGAACTAGAGCTTTACATGCAGATGAAGTATAAGCCTGCAATTGAAATAGCTGAAGAAGAAGCTATTGATACTCAGTTTGCTGCAAATCATTATAACGACACTAGAAAAAGAATTGACCTTGATATTACTACCCTTGGTATTGGTATTGGTAGGCATATGTTTTTACCTGGAGACGGAGTTAAAATTGATTATGTTGATCCCGCCAATGCGGTTTACAGCTACACTGAAGACCCTTACTTAAAAGATTGTTTTTACTGGGGGGAAATTAAAACAGTACCGATCACTGAACTTATTAAAATAGATCCTACTCTTACCAACGATGATTTGTCAGAGATCTCTAAGTACAGTCAGTCTTGGTATGATTATTACAATACAGCAGAACATTACGAAAATAGTATGTTTTCTAGAGATACTGCAACATTGCTTTATTTCAACTATAAGACAACTCATACTTTTGTTTATAAAAAGAAAACAATGCCTGACGGAACATTTAAAATGTCCGAAAGAGACGAAAGTTTTAATCCTCCACCAGAAATGATGGAAGAACAAGGTTTTGAAAAAGTGACTAAAACCATTGACGTTTGGTATGATGGGGTTATGGTTATGGGGACTAATATTATGCTTCAATGGAAACTTGGAGAAAATATGGTAAGACCAAAATCAGCAAGTCAATACGCTTTCCCTAATTACGTAGCGTGTGCGCCTAAAATGTATAAAGGTGCTTTAGAATCTTTAGTTAAAAGAATGATCCCGTTTGCTGATTTAATTCAAATGACTCATTTAAAAATTCAACAAGTAGTTTCAAGAGTCGTCCCTGATGGTGTATTTATTGATGCTGATGGATTAAATGAAGTTGATTTAGGAAATGGTCAAGCTTATAACCCAGAAGACGCACTTCGTTTGTATTTTCAAACCGGTAGTGTGATAGGAAGAAGTTATACTCAGGATGGTGAATACAATAACGCAAAGGTTCCAATCACTCAATTAACCGCAAGTAGCGGGGCTAGTAAGATGCAAATGCTTATTGGCAACTACAATCATTACATGGACATGATTAGGTCTGTAACAGGCTTAAATGAAGCTAGAGACGGATCAAGTCCTGACCCTAATTCTTTAGTTGGTGTTCAGAAATTAGCGGCATTAAATTCTAACGTAGCTACTAGGCATATTTTAAATGCAAGTCTATATATTACTAGAACTTTAGCTGAATGTTTGTCTATTAGAACTGCTGATATTTTAGAATACGCAGATTTTAAAGATGAGTTTGCAATGCAAATAGGTAAATACAATTTAGGTATACTTGAAGATATTAAAGAATTATATCTTTATGACTTTGGTATTTTTATAGAGATGGCTCCAGATGAGGAGGAAAAAGCTATGTTAGAGCAAAACATACAGATGGCTCTTTCAAAGCAAGATATTAATCTTGAAGATGCTATTGACATAAGGGAGATTGCTAATTTAAAAATGGCTAATCAATTACTTAAAGTAAAAAGAAAAGCTAAACAAAAGGCTGAACAACAACAGCAAATGCAACAACAGCAAATGCAGGCGCAAATGCAAATGCAAGCGCAACAGGCTGCTGCTCAGTTAGCTATGCAAACAAATCAAGCGGAAACACAGTCTAAGATTGCTGTAAAAGAAGCAGAAGTTGCTTTCGATATTCAGAAATTACAGATGGAAGCTCAATTAAAACAAGAGTTAATGCAGACTGAATTTGAAATGCAGATGTCATTAAAAGGAGTGGAACAAGAAAGTATACAGTCAAGAGAAGACAATAGGGATGATGCTAAAAGCAATAGAATTAATCAACAGTCAACGCAGACTTCAAAAATGATTGAGCAGAAAAAAAGAGATTTGCCTTCAATAAATTTTGAGTCTAATGAGGACAGTCTTGATGGTTTTGATCTTGCGGAATTTGACCCCAGATAAATAATAAAATAAGTATTAACTTTGTAAAAATCAAATTAAATGATAGTAAAATTAGTTGACGAAAATGTCGAAGAGAAATCAAGAGCGCAGGTAGAGGAAACTTTATTAAAAGAACATGAAGAGCAGTATAAAGAATCTTCAGACGGAATTGAACGTATTGATTTTAGTAAAAGCGAAAATTCATCTACCGAAGAAACATTAGTTGATGAAGCAAAAAAGGATGAAGCAAAAAAGGATGAAACAACATTACCAGAATTTAATGATGATGATGTTATTTCATATATAAAGAAAAGATACGATAAAGATATTAATTCTATTGACGAATTATTTGCGGAAAAAAAGGCAAATACTGAGTTACCAGAAGATGTGTCTAAGTATTTAAAGTACAAGCAGGAAACTGGTCGTGGCATTAATGACTTTTACGAATTACAAAAAGACATTGATAACATGGAAGACAATGCTGTACTTGCTAATTATTATGAGGCGACTGAAGAAGGTTTAGACTCGGAAGATATTCAAGACATTATTGAAGATAAATTTTCATACGATGAAGATTTAGATGATGAAAAGGATGTTAGAAAAATAAAATTAGCGAAAAAAAGAGAACTTTCGAAAGCTAAAACGTTTTTAAATGAACAAAAAGATAAATACAAAATTCCTCTTGAGTCAAGTGGGAATGGATTATCCGGAGATCAAGAAGAAAATTTAATAGCTTACAAAAAGTCAATCGAGAAATCGAAAAGTATTACAGAGCAAAATTCTAAAAAGTATGATTATTTCTTAGACAAAACCGAGTCGGTTTTTAACAATGAATTCAAAGGTTTTGATTTCTCAGTTGGTGAAAAAAATATTACTTTTAAGTCGGGCGATGCAAGCGAACTTAAAAATGTTCAATCTGATGTTAATAATTTCATTAACAAATTCATGGACAAGGATGGTTTAATTGATGACGCGACAGGATACCATAAAGCCTTATCGGTTGCTATGAATCCTGATAAATTTGCTAAACACTTTTACGACCAAGGGGTTGCTTCAGCTTTAGATAACTCTAACAGGAAATCTAAAAACATCAATATGGATGTTAGACAGCAGTCACAAACGGTATCCAAAAATGGAATATCTATAAGGCCTGTAAATCCAAGTAGTGATAACGGACGAGGACTCAAAATTAGAAGTATTAAAAAAAGTTAAACATTAAAAAAAATTAAAATTATGGCAGTAAATGTAACTCCAGGATTTGACTTGCAGCCAAGTGCGCAACAAACTCCTTTGTCAACAAATTACATAAACAACTTTGATTTCTTAAATCAGTATCTTCCAGATACTTATGAAAAGGAATTTGAGCGTTATGGAAACAGATCAGTAGCATCATTTTTAAGAATGGTTGGCGCTGAAATGCCTTCTACTTCTGACCTTATCAAATGGGCAGAACAAGGAAGATTACACACTAAGTATCAAGCAGTTACTTCTGCTGCTGCGGCAGGTGCTGATTCGGCTGTTTGGACTATTCCAAATAACCTAACAAACTTTAACCCAGCGTTAAATAATACGCAAGCAGCTTTTAGAGCAGGTCAAACGGTTATGGTTTCAGATAATACAGCTGGTTCTACATTACAGAACAAGGGTATTATTACTGTAGCTCCAACGGCAGCTGCTCCTAATGTTGTAACAATCGCTTACTACGAAGGTGCAGGTCAAACAATGGCGGCAGGTGTATCATGTGATATTTTTATCTATGGTTCTGAATTTGCAAAAGGTGTAAACGGAATGGTTGGATCTAATGAATCTGATGATTTTATTTTCCAAAACAAACCAATCATTATCAAGGACAAGTATTCTGTTTCTGGTTCTGACATGGCTCAAATTGGATGGATTGAAGTTACATCTGAAAATGGTGCATCTGGATTTTTATGGTACTTAAAATCTGAACACGACACAAGACTTCGTTTTGAAGATTATTTAGAAACGGCTATGATTGAAGCAGTTCCTGCTGATGCTGGTTCTGGTGCAGGAGATTACTTGCAAGGTGTAGGTGCTGGACTTAGTGGTGTAAACTTATCTGGTTCAGAAGGAATTTTCTACGTAGTAGGAAATAGAGGTAATGTATACGGTGGGGGTAACCCAACAACTTTAGCTCAATTTGATAACATTATTCAGAGACTTGATAAGCAAGGATCTATTGAAGAAAATGTTATTTTTGTAGACAGACAATTTTCATTCGATATTGACGATATGTTAGCATCACAAAACTCTTATGGAGCAGGTGGTACTTCTTATGGTTTATTTGACAATGATAAGGACATGGCTTTAAACTTAGGTTTTTCAGGATTCCGTAGAGGTTATGACTTCTATAAGACAGACTGGAAATACTTAAACGATCCTACTATGAGAGGTGGTATAAATGCAGGTGCAGTAAACGGACTTTTAGTTCCAGCTGGATCAACAACTGTATATGACCAAGTCTTAGGTAAGAACGCTAAGAGACCATTCTTACACGTTCGTTATAGAGCTTCAGAAACTGAAGACAGACGTTACAAATCTTGGATTACTGGTTCTGCTGGTGGTGCAAGAACAAGCGATTTAGATGCAATGGAGGTAAACTTCTTGTCTGAAAGAGCTGTATGTACTTTAGGTGCAAACAACTTCTTCTTATTCCAAAAAGCGTAAGTAATAAATAGTAAATATTTAAGGAAGGTGAACGGTATACATGTAAAAGTTCTCTTAGTAACCTTCTTTTTTTTATAAATCAAATTAAATCATATTATAATGACAACAAAAAAACCAGTGTACTCGGCAAAAGCTTATCGTTTAAGAGGCGACAGAGCGCCTTTATCATACATGTTAGCATCTCGACACTCACAGAGATCTCCTTTATTACATTTTGATGAAGAGCAAGGATTAAATAGACCATTAAGATATTCTCGTAATCAGAAGTCACCTTTTGAAGATGAGCAAGATGGAAATGCTATTTTAGAACCTATTGTTTTTGAGGATGGAATGTTATCAGTTGGTAAAGAAAATCAAGTGTTGCAAAAGTTTTTACATTTACACCCAAGTAATGGTAAGGTATTTGAAGAAGTAAACAGAGAGCGTGACGCTACAGCTGAATTAGAACATGTTGAAATGGAGCTAGAGGCTCAAATTGCAGCAAAACAAATTACAAAAGACATTAAAAAATTAACTCAAGTATGTCGTGTATTGATGGGTAATGGAGTTGAATCTATGACTTCACCAGAATTAAAAAGAGACTTATTGGTTTATGCTAAACATAATCCTGAAGATTTTTTAGATACGATTAACGACCCAATGCTAGAGCTTATGGATGATGTTCATCAATTTTTTAGTGCTACATTATTAGGTTTT